TATATAAATTATATTTAAAATACATTGAATTGTATGATTTCAGCGATTTAATCTAGGAGGAGAAAATGAATATATATGAAAAATTATTAAAAGCACAAGTTGAATTAAAAGCACCTAAAGGGCAATATAACAGTTTTGGTAAATATAAGTATAGAAGTTGTGAGGATATATTGGAAGCTTTAAAACCTGTATTAGATAAGCTAAAACTAACATTATTTATAAGTGATGAAATAGTTGAGGTTGGTGGAAGTTATAAAACAATTAAAAAAGATGAAACAGTTGAAAATGAAGGAAGAAAATATGTAAAAGCTACTATTACTCTTGTAAATATAGAAAAGCCTGATGAAATTATAAAAACATCAGCACTTGCAAGAGAAGAAGAAACAAAAAAGGGACAAGATGGTTCACAAATTACAGGGACTAGTTCAAGTTATGCAAGAAAATACGCTCTAAATGGCTTATTTTTAATAGATGATACTAAAGATAATGATACATCTGATTCTAAAATAGAAAGAGGTAATCGTGCAGAGGAAGAAAGAAAAAAAGTTGAAGAATATCTGAATAGTAGACCTGGAATGATTGAAAGATTAAAAGAAAATCTTTCAAGTGATAAATTAGAAAAAGTATTAAAAGCTTACAAGGTTGAAGAAATTTGGCAAATGTCAGATGAACAATTAAAAGAAGCTTGTCAAAAAATATTTAAAAAATAGGAGGATATGATGGCAAAATTTTACGATGTAGTTAATGACTATATTGAAAGAATGGAATATTTAGAACAAGGTATTAATGCAGAAACTGGCGAAATGACTGAGAATGAAAATCAATTAGCAATATGGACTGAGGAGCTAACACAAGATTTAAAAGATAAATCAGCAAATGTAATAGCAGTTGTTAGAAATCAAGAGCTTACTATTGAAGCTCTTGATACTGAAATTAAAAGACTACAAGATATGAAAGATAATTTAAAAAAGAATTTGGATAAGTTTAAGACTTATATTAAGAGTGCAATGCTAGTAAATGGCATTGAAAAAATAGAAACTACACTAGGAAATATTAAATTTACTAAGTCTACATCTACAGAAATTTATGATGAAAGTTTGATAGACAAGAAATTTATAGAAGTTGTAACAACTGAAAAAATATCTAAGGAAAAAATTAAAGTTGCTTTAAAAGCTGGTGAAGAAGTTCAAGGTGCTAGATTAGTTGAAAATAAAAATTTAAAAATAGGATAGGTGAGTTAATGAATATAGTTATTTTAAAAGGTAGGATTACTAATAATCCAACCTTGCTATTTGGAAAAACAGGTATAGGTTATACAAGTATTAATGTAGCTGTTGATAGATATAGCAAAGATAATAAAAGCACAGATTTTATAAATTGTACAGCATTTGGAAAAACAGCTGAGTTAATTGCTGAAAGATTTGTAAAAGGTCAAGAAATTCTACTTGAAGGAAATTTGAAAGTTGATGTTTTTGAAAAAGAAGAAAAGAAACAATCTAAACATCAGTGATGATTGAAAGAGTTGAGTTTTGTGGAAGTAAAAAAAATAATGAAAGCAAGGAAACAGAAGAAGGAGAAGCAACTGAAACGGATCTAAATTCTGATGAATTTCCTTTTTAAAAAAATATGATAGGAGTAAATAAAATGGAGAAATTAGGATACAGTAGAGCAACACAAAAATTAATATATTGGCTAATTGATGACTTTGCTAATTTTTGGCAAGGTAACGAAGCAGGAGCAAGACCATCATTTATAGAATTGGCTTACACTAAAGAAATTTTAAAAAGTGAGTTCGTAAAAGTCTATAAAGGTTTTGATACTGTTAAAAACGCTCAAGCATTCCTAATTTCTTCAATTTACAATAAGGATAATCTAACAGTAGATGAGTTAACTAACAATGTTATAAAGGCATTACAGAGCCTAGCAATTCAAAATGGAGGGTTTAGTCTATCGTTGAACGCTCTAACACAGAAACAAGCTAATGACTTTGTTAAATGGCTATTTGAAATGGCTATCTATTGGGAGATCCCATTAAGAATGGAGATAAGAGATTTATTTGCAGAGAATTATCAAGATACTTTTATTTGGGTAACACTTAAAAAGAAAATATGTTGTATATGTGGAAAGCCTGGAGAGTTGTAGCATTTTGATAGAGTTGGAAGCTCAGGATATAAAAGTGATACAGGCTTAAATTATAGGGTAATGTGCTTATGTAGAGAACATCACGATGAAGCTGATAATTGTATCAGTCGTATAGATTTTGTTAAGAAATATCATTTGAATGGGATATACTTAACACCTGCACAAGTTAAAGAATTAAAGGGAGTGTATAAAGGACACTTTCAAGCTTTTAAGGAGGAGTAATGCTGAACATAAATATTAATAAAGATGGAGAGCTAAAATTGGTGATTGTTATTGTTCTATTTCTCAAAGAAACCTTGTATTTCGTTCCAAAGAAGAAGAAAGAATGCTAGATACTGATTTATACAATTTAGGAAACTACTTCAAAACAAAGGTAAGAGGAGGAGAGATTGGAAATGATTAAACTAATAAAAAATAGTGAATTAAAGAAAACTATAACATATCAATTTTATGGGATTAGATGCAATTGTTGTAATAGTACTAATAATGTAAATGTACTAGAAATTAGAGCAGAAAACTCTAGTGGAGGTACAATAATTGATATATGTGATAAGTGTCTAATTGAATTAAAAGAACAAATAGAGAAACTTGGAGGAGATGAATAATGACACAAGAAATAATCAAAATAGTAGGGATAGAAGTGCAAATGCCATATCATAATGAAGTATATATAGTTGGTGAGAAACCTGAAGGGCATGGATCTATGATAGTAAAAAATGCAGGTATTGTTAAAGAGATAAGATTGGCAGATGATGATGATTCAATTCAAGAAAGAGATGTCATTTATATAAAAATGGAAAAAAATGGAATAATATTAGAATTATCCACAAGTCAACCAGGTTTAAGAATAATTTGGAGTGATGAAAATGTGGATATGTAAAAAATGTGGATGTACAAAATTTGAAATAGAAAGAAAAATCATTGATAGAAATTTTGAAAGTAAAAAAAAAACGTTAAATATTACTGACATTAAGGGAAGTGTAAGGTGCTGTAATTGTTATAATTGGGGTAAATATATAGAAGATATAGCTGAATGGGAGGAAAGAAAATGAGAGAGATTAAATTTAGAGCTTGGGTAAAAGAAAAAAAAGCAATATTTGAAGTTATTTTAATTGATTATGTAAGTAAAAAGGTAACTTATATAGTTGAAAGAACTGGACATTTGTTAAATATAAGACACGATAAATTTAATGATGTTGAACTTATGCAATACACAGGATTAAAAGATAAAGATAATAAAGAAATTTATGAGGGAGATATTCTTTTTGAGAGCTTTGGAGAAAAATATTACAAAGTTATTTTTGAAAATGGAGGCTTTAGAGCAGAATTTGAGGGAGATTTTGATGAGTATTCTTTTGATTTGATTGATGTTGTTGCCCAAGGTTGTGAAATTGTAGGAAATATTTATGAAAACTCAGAATTGATAAAGGAAGTGAGATAATGGAAAATGAAAACGATATATCTACAATGAAAAAAGAAGATCCTAAGATTCGATATAATATTGAAGTTATATACTTATCTAATGATGTAGAAGAAACTATCAATGTACATTATAATTCAGCTTTTTTATTAGATGAGGATCAACAAAATAAAGTCTTAGAAGATTTTTTAAGTATTGTAAAAGAGTATAAAGGTTTTAAAGGAATTATTTCTTCATGCATTTGGAAAGATGGAAAAAGTAAAGAAAGAATTAATTTAAATAAACTGAAAAACTATAAATCTTTGGCTTATGGAGCTTCTAATATAGCCCAGTTAGGAAAAGTTAAAGAAGAGTACAAGGAGCTATTGGCAGAAGTTAGAGAAACTAGCACTTTTACAACAATTAAAAACATCGATAATTTTAAAGCTGAAGCTCTAGACTTAATAACTGCTACAGTAAATCTGCTACTGCTTAGTGGATTAACAGAGCAAGATTTTGAGAAGCATATTGCAAAAT